CCGCCACCGCCGCCGAAATCGCCGCCAAGGATCGGTCCGGTACTACCGGCAGCGCCGAAGCCGCTGACAGCCGGTCCACTGCCACTGCTGCGGCCCGATACCGCACCCCCGCCGACGCTACCGACGCCGCCTGTTGCGCCAGCTCCCGCGGTGAAGCCACTGCCGCCCGCACCACCCATGCCACCGCCGCGGCCGAAACCACTGCCGCCCAGGCCGCCCAGGCCGCCCAACCCGCCGCCGCCACCCATGGATGCGCCGGTTGCGGTCGGGCCGCCGGTCGCATCGAAGCCGGTGCCGCCAATGCCGCCCATGCCGCTGCCGCTGGGTGCCGTGGGCGCATTTGCGGCTGCTGCCATGACGGCATCGGTGATCGCGTCACGACCGCTGCTCTTGCCGCTACCGCGACCGCCGCCGCGGCCGCCACCACGGCCCGAAGGCGACCAAGCGGGGGCGGCAGGATGGGGGAAAATTCCAGGCGTGGGGCCTGTACCGCTGCGAGAACCACCGCGGCCGGGCATGCCCTCGCCCGGTATTACGCCGCTCTCACCAGGACCACTGAGAACATCGCCGCGGCTACGCGCCCCAGTGCCATCCGGAGCGGCTGGTGCTGCAGCCGGGGCAAAAGTCCCGGGGGAAAACAAACCGTTGTTCATTCCACCAATAACATTGCCCCTGGCAGCATTAACTTCGCCCTGGCCTGCACTGAAAAACCCGCCTTGTCCCCCTCCCAACGGTATTCCGCCAGCGGGGAAGCCACCCGGTGGGGCTGCTGGAGCTGCGGGTGGCGCCGGAAAGCTGGTCGTCGGCACCGACTTTGGCGTAATCGGATCGGTGGGAAGACCGGGAGGGGCTGGCACCTCACTGGGCGGCGGCGCAGTTGCTGGCGTAAACCGTGTCGTGCTCAGAGGCGTGAGAGCTGGCGACACGATCGGCGCTGATCCAGGGATGGCACGTCCGGCAGGCACGTTGGGTGCAGGTAGCGATGGCGGCGATGGCGGCACATCCTCGGGCACGCTCGGGCGTGGCGTCGGCATTGGCACAGGCGACGGCATCGGTACCATTTCTGGCAGATCGGGCGGCGGCGTATTCTGAACGATCGGCCCAAGCGTGACCTTGCCACCCGGCGGTGCAACAGGCACGTCAGGCGGCGGCGCCGATGGCGGCACATCAACCGGCGGCTCGGTCGGGACCGGCGCAGGAGGCTTGCTGCGGTCGAAGTCGGGCGTGCGCGCGTCAAATACCCGATCCATCGTCGGCGCGTTGTAGCCAGTGTCCGGTCCAAAATCTCCAGGCTGCGTGCCGCCAATCCCATAGTCGGGTTCTGTGCCGCTATCCTTCCATTGGTCCGGACCTTCACCCGGCAATGCTGCGTCTGCCACAGGCGCTGTCTGCGCGAGACGCTGCGCCGTCTCGTTCTCCAGAAGACGCTTCGCGATCGCATTACGCCGCGCCTGGATGTCGTATGGCGTGCCCCAAGCATGCGCGATCAGCGAAGCCGGATCGACCATCCCGCGTGGATCGCCCGACGTATCGCCGAAGGCGGGCGGCATGCGTAAATCTTCCACCTGTTGGCGGATTTTAATGTCGCGGGGATAATACCAAGGGTAACTAACCATGTTACACCGTCACGCCCTCTTGCTCGAAGGTCGCCGCAATCGCGATCAGCTCGACATCGGGCTTGGCTTGCTGCGCCACCGTCACTTGCACGATCGGAGCATGAGAAAAGCCGGTCATGCCGATCGACACCCACATCGTGTTGCGAAACGATGCGCGCCCCGGCGTCGGCTGATCCCACAAGGCGTCATCCCATACCCCCTGGTCCCAGAGGTCTTGCACGCCAGGATCAGGCCCTGGCGGCGGCGGCTGCGGGATCGTGATGACGAAGTCGATCGCCGCACTGAGTTGCGGCTGGAACGTCTCGGCGGCCTTCGCGGTAAAGATGGCACGCGCCTGATGCCACACGACCTGTTGCGAGTGCGCTTGAAACATCTCCCAACCGCCGACCAGCGTGCAGACATACGGAACGCCGTCATCATAGCCGGTGCGATCGGCTTGCATGATCTTGCCGCTCTGCGTGCCGAAAAACATGTTTCCGCGCAGCAGCAGAAAGCACGTCGCGTCCCATGTAAAGCGCGTCCAGGCGCCGGTCGCGTCGTTGGCGGCGAGACAGCTCTGATTGCCTGCAGTGCCGCCCGGTGTTGCGACGAAGATCCCGCCGTATTCGTCCCATTTGCGGATCGACCACGGCTTGTCGCGCTTGGCGTTCACCGTCTCACGCCACAGCGGCTTGATCGGGCGCGTCAGCATTGCCAGTTCGAGCTGCTGCGCGTCCTTGGTGATGGCTTGGCTCACCGGCACGATGCCGTCGACGGTGACGATCAACAGATCGCCTCCCAGTGGGAGAATTGCGTTCATCCCCATTGGCGGGGAGATGTGATAGCGGCCTTCCTGGCGCCAGTTCGCAACGTCGCCGGGATCGCTGCCGGTGAAGATCAGCACCTCGCCTTCGCTCGTCAGGAAGACGCACTTGTCATCAATTCCATCGCCTGCATCGACCGACCATGTCGCGCCCGCGACGAGCTTTCCGCCGCGCGTCGCAGAACCTGACAGCGGGATGATGTTCAGCTCGCCGCCGACCGAATTGATCGGCAGATACCAAGCGTTCATGCTGCCGACTTCGATGAAGAAGAACCGATTGCGATATTTCCAGATATACGCAAGCTTCGCTGGCGGGATGCCTCCCGGCCCGGTGATCGTGCTGGCACCATCTCCTGGCGCACCCGTGCCAAGTGTCACCCAGGTCGCGCCATTCTTCATGCGCAGCGGGGCATCACCTGTCTCGTTGACCGCGATCAGCCAGTTGTTGCCGTCGAATGTCGCCATCTGGCTGGCGGAATAATTTCCGGAGGTTTGTCCAGCCTTCACCAGCACAGGAAGCTTGCCGTCACGTCGAACAGCTTGGTTTGCTGCGCGGCGAACATCTTCGCCACGGCACCGAAGACATACTCGAACCCGGAGATCACCGGCTGGCGATCCGGCGAAGATGCCGGTGGTGCGATCCCTGTCGATGAGGAAGACCAGAGCGTCGGTATGGACGCGCGAACTTGCGCGAATGTGGCAGGAGCCGCGCCACTGATATGATCACTGTTGGCTTTCCAGAGGGTTCCATCTGCCGTATCGCGGGCGATGGCTCCGACCGCATAAAAAGTTGAATTTGCCCACGCTGGTGCGTCGAGCGCGTGCAGATCGCATTGCTGGATCGAGCCGCCGCGCAGCCGAATGCCGCGCAAGGTCGGCGCCCAGTTCTCGCTGATGATCGCAGCGCCGGGCTTCATGAACGCATCGTTCTCATCCAGCGTAATGCCGCGCGTCGGCGCTGGGATGGTGATGGTCTTCTGCGCCTGGGCGACCTGCTGCGGCACCGGCTGGCGGCGGAAGGCAGCGTGCTGGCTCATGGCTGCGGTCCCCATCCTGGACCCCAGGGAATCGCCACACGCGCATAATGCGAGATGGGCGAGCGATCGATCAGGATCGGCGCGGGTTTGTCAGAACCCTCCACCCTGGTCAATGCATCGTAATAGGTCGACATATCCTCGGCGTATTGACCACCCTTCTGGCTCTTCCATTTCCAGATCATTGCAAGCTTGAGCACCCGCTCGGGCAGGCGAAACGTGTCGGTATCCGCCATGAACCTGTCGCCAAAGCCACCGCTGGTCAGCGCGATCGGGTTCTTGTCGAGGTAGATGAACGTCGCCGTGGTGCCGACGCCCATCACCGGCGCGATCAGCATCTGCCCGCCTTGGATCATCCACTCGCCCCAGGCATCGGAGTAGCCCTGGGCGCGACGCTGCATCCATTGGTCGGGATCGTTGATGAACGTCATCGGCTGTTGCGTGTTGGTCGAGCGCCACACCTGTCCGCTCTTGAGCATGCGCCGGTAGTCGGCGGGAAGGTTGAAGGCCGACGCCACACCATCACCCGTATAGGTCTGCGTCTTGTAGAGCCGCGTCCAATCGCGCTCGTCGCCAGCAATGCTCTCCGCCATTTCGTTGGCGCAGGCGACCATCTCGAACATGGTACGGTTGGCGCCGATGTTGCTGAATACGGAGGTCGGCGAGATCACGCCGACCACCGCGCAAACGTCCTGCACCACCGTCAGCAGGGACATCAGGCCACCCTGGCTGGTCGCACTTCCATTGCCATGCGGATCAGCATTTTGGTCGGCACGTTGCCCTGCGGCGCGTGGCCCGTGGCGTTCTGGATGTATTTGCGGAGCTGATCGTCGGTCATCGCCTCGAACTCGTTCTCGGCCGCCGTGCTGCGGACTTTCAGTGCTTCGAGGTCGTCCTGGAGAACCTGATTTTTCGCGCGCTCCGCCTCCAGCGCAGCCTGCAGCTGCAGGTTCGGCGCATTGGCCTTGCTCTCGGCGATCCATTCCATCGCGCGGTTTTTCAGGTCGCGGCCACCCGGTCCCAGGTTCTTGAGTTCCTGGCCGTCGATCGCGGCGAGCTGCTCGATGATGTAGACGTTGAGTGCGCGCAGTTCGGAGCAACGTGCGGGCGTGAGGAACGGCACCTGTTCGAGTGGCGTGCCCGTCTTGGTCTGCTGTGCGCGTTCCTTGAACTGCCGGTATTGGTGCGCGAACCGCTCGGCGTAGGTCACCTCGCGTTGGTCACCACCGTACTGATCGCTCGTCCAGTGCGAGCGCACATGCGCGGGCTGGATGGTGGAATTGCGCGAGCCGGGAGCACGGATTTCAACCACCTCCATATCATCGCAGATCGGGCGTCCTGCTTCGGCAGTCTTGCCTTCGTTGAGTATGGCGTGAAGCTTGAACGTCGCGACCAGCGTATCGTCGGGATTATTCCGGTTATTGCTGTACTGCATTATATTCTCCGTTAATGGTCTGGGGCCGCCGCTCACCGGCTGGGTCCAAGTGAGTGAGCGACGGTCCCAGGTTCCTTGAGGCGGACAGGGATGGGGGTTTACCCAACCTCAAGGGATCAGGAAGCAGGCACGCTGTCGTAAAGCCTCCAGTTAAATAGGGGATTAGTCATTGTGAGTTCGCCCATCCATCCGATGAACTGGGCGACCGCGTCCTTGTCAATGGGCATCTGCCCATCGCCATCGAACAGCTTGTCGAAGTTTCGGTTCGGGTGATAACGCAGCCGCAAGGTGTCGGTGTTAATCCCGAATGTGGTGTTCGCTGGCATGTTCGAGCCGATGCCGCCATCGAGCACGATCTCGGCCCGCTTGCCGCCGCCGATATATTCGAGCGCCGAAAAGCCGAGTTTACCGAGAGACGTTTCGTTGGTCTGCCGCTGAATTGCGATCGTGGCCGCGTCGTAGGCTGCGTAGTGCTCGGGCGACATGATCAGCAGATCGGCGTAATCCCGACCGCGGCTCTGCTTGGTCATAACCGAGTTGAGCAATGGCCGGATCGTCGTGCTGTTCGCCTGGGTATTACCAGCACCAAGGAGGGTCACGCCGTAGGTGTGAATGTCGTAGGTTTTGGTCTGCCAGAGCGTTGCGGTATTGCGGTCGATGCCACCGTAAATGCCGCTGGTCGTCACGATCGGGATTGCCGTTGCCAGTCCGGTGAGCTGCTTGCCGCCGTTGGCCGTGCCGTCGGAATAAAGCGCAAGGTCCATGGTGTCTTCCAGGGCCTTCTCCGCAGCCTCCAGGTATGCGTCAAACACGTCGATGAGCTGCGATGACCCCTCGTTGTTAAGCAGCTCCTGCGAACTCAAAATAATCGGCACGACAACCATCTTGGGTTCGAAGAAGGCGTCGTTAAAAAGGTCAATTGCAGGATTAAGCAATTGATCATAGCCGCTGTACCACTGCGCGACTTGCTTGCCGATCTGGAGGGTTTGACGAATACGGGGGCCTGAATAGGTCTGCCACAGGCCTTTCCTTCTCAGGACCGCGAGCAGCGCGTTGTTGTTGCTCACGAGGTCTTCATAGCCGCTCGATCGGTCTTCCAGAGCCATCGAGAGGATTTGCTGATAGTTCACATTAGTGGTGACGTTCGGCACCGTTGCTCTCCACGAATAAGGGTTTCAGATCACCAGCCATTGACGCGACGCATTGCGTTCGCGATGGCCTCGCGGCGACCGATCGGTTTATCTCCGCGCCGTCGCGGTCCATCGCTGGAACCACCATCCGGTGCGCCAGATATCGATCTGTCGTTACGGGTCTGAGCCGTGTGCGTGCGGGTCTGAGCCGCTTGCGTGCCGTTGGTGCGGGTCTGAGCCGCTTGCGTGGCAGGCCTGAGAAGCTCTGCCCTTCGGTAGGCTGTATCGAGATCGTAACCTAGCTTGACTTCGTTCTCGATAATGTCAGCCAGCTCATCAAGCCTGGGATGGGACGCAGCATACTGATCGACGCCAGCCCGGGTCTGATGAAACCGGGCGACATACTGCATCTGCTTGTGCTCGTTTTCAAGTGCCGCAATCCGCTGCTGCGCCTGCTGCAACTGATGGCTCTGCGCCATCGCCCGGTTCTTGGATTGCAGGAGCTGCCGCTGCTCGGGCGTCTGGTTGACGATGTGCCAAGCGACATCCTCCAGGCCCAGGCGCCGCCCATCGGGCGTCTGGAGATTGAGGTTGTTGATGATCAGGTCGAGGCCGCCGACCACGTCGTTGCGCAGCTTGTGTTCCATGCCGACGTAGTTTTCCAGCGCACGCTGCAGCGTGGTGCCGTGCTGGCGCGCCATATCGTGGTACGGCCGGATGGTATTCATGACCTCGTGGTCGCCGCGATATTCCTCATAGGCGCGGCTGAACTCCTGCTGCATGCGATGGAAGTTGCCGCGCACGGTTTCCGGCGTGCCGTGCCAGTCAGCCTTCCCGGCGTCGTCCATGCGTGATGGCGGATCGCGATATGGCGCATGCTGCGGCAGTTGAGCGTGCCTGCCCTTCAGCGGTTGCTGCTCTGCTGCAGCTCCTTGTTCACCGCGATCGCGCGCGGCGAAATGCCCATGCTCGGCACGGGGGCGCGCGTCCTTGGGCTGATCCTCGGGGCGCTTTTTCAGGTCGAGCGGGGCGGGGCGTTCGTCCTTCTTCTCGGGGCGCGTGTGCTCGCGCTCCATCGGCTCGGGCGGCTGA